CCGCGCCTTCTGCCGATGTTGCCAGCGTGTCAATCTCGGCTTGCAAAGGCGCAATCGCCGCTTCGGCTGTGCTTTCGGCCATCGCAATTTGCGCCGCTACAAAGTCAGTGAGACTAGACATCGCCCCGTCAAGTGCTTCGGACGCGTTTTCGGCGCCACCCTGCAATGCTTCCAATTCGGCTTGAAGTGGAGCAATCGCAGCCTCGGCTGCATCATTTGCGGACCTGATCTGAGATTCAACAAACGAGCGCAGACTGGACATAGCGCCATCGAACGCGGATCGCGCATCATTCGCGCCTGCCTCGGCTGTAGCAATGCCCGCCAAGAGCGGTTCAAGCGCCGTGGTGGCGTCTGTCTGCAATCTGGTGATCTCGCGTCCTACGGCCTGCCCATAGGCTGTCAAGGCCGATGTCAGCGCGTCCTGAGCACCCGCTGCACCACCTGCCGCGTCTGCCACTTGGGCAAACAGGGGCGAAAGCTGCAAGAGCGATGCCACGAGTTCACGGTTTCCGGCGGCGTCGGCAGCATCGACAAGAGCGCGGAATGCGTCTTTGGTCGCTGGGACAGTCAGCTGCAACGCGCCCATCTGGTCAGCCAGAAGATCGGTTGCGTTGCCGAGGCGTTCCGCGTCGCTGTAGAAAGACTGGTAATATGAAGTCGCGACTTGGTTGAGCGCATCCAACCCGCCGAACAGATCGGCAAAGTTACGCGCTGCAACGGCTCCGGCAATGCTGGCCTCGGAAGTCGAAAGGCTTAACTGGCCCATGACCGCATTGACGCCCTGCAAGGAACCAGCAAGGGACGACATTGCCTCAGCCGCCGTTTCACCTTCGCGGATAACGCCGCCATATGTTTCCTGAAAATGCCCCAATGCCGCATAGCTGAATTGTTCAGCAATGACACCAAAGGCCCGCGCGATTTCTGCTTCTGCCTGATCATCAGACAACCCCTTCAGGGATATTTGAATTTGACTTGAGAAGCTGGCAAAATTGTCAGCGGACAGGCCAAGGACCGAACCTAGTTCCATCGTTTGATCTTTGATCGCGTCAATCGCTTTGACTATTGGGTTAGTCATTTCAGAGGGGGTGTAGTCGGTGTTTTGCTTTTTGCTCAAGCCGAAGAAACGACTGGTTTCGATCTTTTTGAAGTCGTCAACATACGTGGCAAAGCTGTCCGCAGTTATGCGGAGGCCAGAGTCCAGTTCTTTTGTTGACTTCTTGAAGAACGTGAACACCGCCGCGACTGCAAGCAATGGCAAAGCGATTGCGCCCGCCGCTGCTGCAAAAGACCCCATAGACGCAGTTGCGCCCGCAGTCACCGCGCTCATGTATGTACCAGCCGCAGCAAGACCACCACCTGCGCCCGTCAGTGATGTGAGAAGGCCAGCGCCGCCCGCCATGAATGAACCTGCGATACCGCCGCCCATTCCGATTGTGCTAAGTAGGCCGCCGCCAGCCGCGCCGCCTCCGCCGATGATGCTACTCAACATGCCCCCGCCAGAACCGCCCGCCATGTTCATGCCGCCCTGCAAATTGATTGGGTTCATGATCGCGTATTTGATCATGCTGATAAGGCTGCTCTTAAAGATGTCCATCAGGCCATCCATGCCGTTTTTCATGCCGTTGAGCATGTAATCGAGCGAGTCCTCCATGCCGTCTCGCAAGGTGCCAGCGAACCCATCCGCCGCGCCCTCTGCATCGCGCAACCTGTCGGCCAATTCCTCAACCGCCAACGAATAGGCGCCGTCAGAAAGCTTGCCGGTGGCCATCAGCTTGTCCAGCTCTTCCATTTCGCGATTGAATACGCGCATGGGGTCGGCAATGTCTTCTAGGGCGCTGATCTGGTCCTGCATGGCGTCAGTGGTGTCGACCGTTGCAGCGCCCGCGCCCTTTGTCGCGTCGGTTGCGTCATTCAGGGTTGTTGTTAGCTTGCCTTCTGCAACAGAAAGCGATTCCGCTTCTGCGACCATTTCATCATATGCCGACGACATTGCCGCGATAGATTGGATGTTTACGCCGTTTGCGACTGCTGTAGCAATGGCAGCATCGCCCTGAGCCTTGATGCTGGCTGCCGCGGATGAAAGGCCCTCGTTTATCTGATAATTGAGCGCCACGTTGGTTTCCTGCATGGACTGAATCATGCCAGCAGCGCGATTTGTCATGCCCTGCAATGCGGCAGGAACCATTCCGAGATTGCGCAGCAATGTTGCAGACAGCCCCACCGCCGTCGAAAGTGCGCCAGAAAGACCGCCCGCCGCGCCTGTCGATGAATTTAACTGACCTGTGTACATATCAAAGTTCGAGCCGAGGCGATCTGAGAAAGTGACGCCTTCAACGATTTCACCGTTCAATGAAATCAAGTTGCCTTGCGCCTCTTCAATAAGGGGCGTGAGCAATGCAATGTTTGCTGCGGCTTGTTCCTGTGCAGCCTTTTGTTCAGGGTTAAGAAAATCCATCGCATTTAGGGCGTCGTTTATTGCCTTTTGTGCGGCAAGTTGCCTTACAAGCTTGGCTTCAAGTTCTGCGACAAGGCTAAGTGTGTCTGAATTATACAGGTCGCCGTATGCTGCCGCACCCTCAATGTCTGCGGCCGTCAGACGGTTACGGGCTTCGGTAAGAGCCTGCGTGGTGCCAATGACATCAGTGAAAGCCTTATCAGCGCCCAGAAGGGTCCGAGCCTGCGCCTCTGCTTGACGTTCCGCAGCTTCAGAGTCGGTAATCCGCGCTTGGGCTAAAATCAAATTCACCCGAGCCGATTCCAAGGTTATCACGTTGCCGTCAGACAAGCGCGACGCAAGGCTTGCAGATTGAGCGATCTGGTCGCCCATCGCTATGGTCGAGTTATCGATTGCCAGTTCAGCCGCTTGCATACCAATAGCCAGTTTTTCAGCAGGGCTTTGAACACTGAACAGATCGCCTACAAATCCGGTGACGGCATCCCTTGCCGATACAAATGCGTCGACCATGCTGGTGACAGCACGGGCAACCCCTGTAACCAATTTCACAAGGCCGCGCAAAATCGCAGTAAGGCCAGCTTCACCAAGCGCAAGGATTAGACCTGACACCGCAGATTGCAAAGTTTTGATGTCCCCGCCAAGGTTGTCGCGCATAGTCGCGGCCATATCACCTGCCGCGCCGTCGACGTTGCGCAGCTCGTCCCCGAATTCGCCCAGACGTTGTGCCCCGTCGATCAGAACCAACGCACCTGAAGCGGCCTCGCGCCCAAATACGGTCATCGCATCCGCCGTCGATAGACCAGCATTGCCAAGCCGTCCCATAATGGTGCTGAGACTGTTCATGGCTGGATCGATGTCTTTTATTGTAAGGCCAAGGCGGGTCAGAACTTCTGTGGCTTGAGTTGTGGGTCCTGCTAGGGATGCCAGAACACCTCGCATAGCCGTACCGGCTCGCTCGCCCTGAATACCGGCGTCTGACATCACACCGATTGCTGCCGCGGTATCGGCAAGGCTGATGTCGAGAGCTTTTGCGATAGGGGCGACTGTCGACATAGCGCCGCCCAACTGCGTCACGCTTGTATTGGATCTGGATGAGGCAGCTGCGAGAACATCAGCTACGTTGGCGGCATTTTGGGCTGCAATGCCAAAGCCGCTCATAATGTTGGATGCGGTGTCGGCCGCCTGTGCCAAGCCCATGCCGCTGGCGGTCGCCAAGTCAAGAACAGCCGGTATTGCAGCCATCGCCTCAGCTGCCTCGAAACCCGCCATCGCAAGAAACGTCAGACCATCGGCCGCTTGAGTTGCGCTGAATTCCGTTGACGATCCGAGGTCCTTGGCAACATCGCGCATGCGCTCAAGGTCGGCAGTTGTTGCTCCCGAAATAGCGCCCATTCGTGAGACACTGCTTTCGAATTCGGCAATAGTCCGAATGGCTGTGCCGATGCTGAGCATTGCAGTCAGCGCCGCCCCTGCGGCAAGAGCCACGCCATTAAAGCCCGTGTTCATTTTGCCTGTGGCTTTGGAGACCGCAGTTCCAGCCGAGGTTCCAGCTCGCCCGAATTTGCCCACGTCATCCGTGGCAGTGCGGACCTTCCGGCTGTCAACGTCAAAGCCGAGTGAGAGCATGTCTTCAGACATCGAGCATCCTAACAATAAAACGAGCCGACAGCCGCGCTAGGCCGTCAGACATTTTCTGTGAAATTTGTGAATGGCAGTTGGCAGCATCGCCTGCCTTATTCAGACGTAGGCGATGCTGTGTCTTGATCGTTAGATCTCAGTATTTCATCCGCATAAGCAGCGCTCATTTTGACCATCCACTCAGCTTCAAGACCATCAAGGATGACGCCTGTATTAGCCGCCCAAGCCTGAATCTCCACTTGGGAAATCGCAACCGGACCGTTGATGCCTGAAGCCGTTAGGCCGAGAGACTTCAGGTCTTCAATTAAATGCTCGCGATATAGCAGATGAGGGAACTCTGGATCTTCGTCGTGCTTTTCAAAGAGCCACCAACGGATCTTTGCAAAGCCCTTAGATTTGGTGCAGAGCCAAGCGTGGTATCTGCACCAAAGAACGAGAGCGTTTAGGCTTTCTGCAAAAAATTGGCAGCTTCCCTTTGGAATGCCGTCACTTGGCGCAGAATTTCAGGATACCGCTTATAAAGGCGGATCGCATTTTCCCGCGAATAATCGACGTACTCACCATCAATGGTGATGTTAGACCAGCCGATCGTTGCGTCAACGGCATCCATAAGTACCGACTTTTCATTGTCGTTTTGGAATGCGTCGATCTGATCCAATGACCATTTCTTCATGTCCATCTTACCGGCACGTTGCTTGATCATCTGAGAGGACCGCACACGACAGCGAGATTTGTATTCTTTTGCGTCTGGCCCGTACAGCTCAAGACCTATGGGCCGCTCTTCATTGGGCTCACCATTGGAGCCAGTAACGTAAGCGGGCGATCCCGTGGCTGGGCTTTCGAGGTGAAAAAAGGCTCCGGCATCAGAACCGGCGACTGTGTCAAACTGGTCGAACATTTTAGATATCCTTTGGTTTAGGTTTAAGATGGGCCGCAGTGGCTAAACCACTTCCGCTGCGGCCCGCCCATTCACGTCAAGGGAGGATGACGATCAGGGATTAGTAAACGACTTTACGGCGCAACCACATCGACGGTTGCGCGTGTAAGTTCAATCGCCGAAGTGGCCGGAACCACGCTGCCGACTGAAGCGCCCGTTTTGAACGACATCACCTTGCCAGATGAGTAAACGATAGACCCGTCCGAACGTGTCTCACGGAAGCTGATTTCGTTCTTCGAGGCGATAGCCGCCTTGAGGATAATCTGCCCAGCGTCCACCTCGTCATACGCCATCGGGACCGAGATCGAACCGTAGTTCAATTCGCCGTGGTATTTGTTAACAATTCCCGTCTTCAGGGGCGTGTGAGTGTTTGTGGAGTGCTCCGCGCCGTACTCTGGAATTTCGGTCGCTTCACCAACTTCAGTCCATGAGAGTGCAGCGTAACCAGCTGCGTCGTATGTTGCGGGAGCTGCGGCGGATGCGGACAGAAATCCGCCAATGCCTTCGGTAGTAGCCATGAGGCTTTCCTTTCAAGTGGGGGTGCGCTTTTGCGCTGTGGATAGGCGGATGCCTACTTCTGAAAGAGCGGCTGTATGCCGTTCTCAAACTCTACGAAAACATTGCCGTCAGCCTCGACAGCATCAGCAACAATTCCGCGATACGTCACGCCGTTTTCCAGCGCGAAGCTTATCTCTTGGCCCACGTTTGGGGCCGGTCCGTCGTAAGAAAGGCATGGCGGTGAATGGCCGTCGCCTCTGCCGATACGAACGATCTTAGGGTTAGCGATCAAAACTGGATTTTGGACAATTTTGTCGCCGGTCGCTTTGCTCTTTCGGGCCATAGCTATCTCCGTTTCGAATTCAGTTTGCGGGATTAGTAGCTGACCAGCGTTGCCACCATGCCATCACCACCCGTGACCGTGATCGTGCCAGCCAGATAGGCCGAGATCGTATCCATTGGGATTGCGACAACCGCGGCATTGGCGACAGATGCCAGCGAGTAACCGCCGGACACGTCGACAGATCCAGCGCCCGCGACAGGAACGGTTGTGCCGCCATCGCCATCAATGTTTGGCGTTAAAGCGCCGCCGCTTGCGTTTCGCAGGACCAGAACTTGATTTCGCCCAGCGTTGTAAACAAGCGTGTCTGAAGCGCCAAGAGTGGTCTCGGTAACGACACGAGCAAGGCTGCCCGTGAGAAGGGTTTGTGCAATAACTGCCATGATAGTCTCCATTGAAAGCCGATAATCGGCGGGGTGATAGTTAAATCGGTTTGGCTGAGTAGCTGACGACAACCGGAACATACCAGTCAACTTGAGTAGGCACGCCAGCTCGTATGTCTGGTGGTTCTAGGATTGTAACGATGCCCCCGACAAAGGGGATCTGCACCGCAGCAACAAAACCTTCCGCTATGGCATCAGCGGCGTCGTTTGCTGTGTCCTCCCCGCCATAGGCTGACAGATCGATGTGCACGTTAACGGTAAATATCCCAGTTTCGCGTGTGGGTGGCCCGCCTTTTATTCTGTTTGCAGGCCGGTTTGCAGTCCCGAATATGATCTCGACATATGGCGCCTTGTTCTCATCATCGACGTTGGGGAACGAAATGCCCTGACCAACAATGATGGCTTCTAGGTGGTCTTTAATCGCCCCTGTGATGTCCTTTTTGTTCATTTTGTCATCGCCTTTGCACGTTTGACTACCGCATCGAGAATGTTCTGAGCATCCGCCACGGCCTCATCGCGATACAGCCAGCCGTCGTAGTGAACCTTTCTGGCATAAACTGCCGTCCAGCCCATTTGAAAAGCGTCGCCTGCCCTCATACCACCGACCAAAACGCCAATACCGGCATCGCCCGAAAGCATAGTGGATCCGTTCAGACCAGACACAAAGGACGCCGCCAGAAACCCTTTATCGCGCGGGACATATCCAGCCTTAACCTCACCGCCGCGAGTTACGCCGGTCGCGGTTCGGCTCGCCCTTAACCCTATGTCATTTGCGAATTGCTTCACGATCAGGTCTGCCCGCTTGTCGATCTTTCGGGCCCATGCGTCGAGTGTTGCCAGCGTGTAAAAGGTCATCGGGGCAGATCCGCGAGAAAGTTAATGTCGATCCGTTTACGGCACCGGCAGTTGATAATCTCTTTGGCCGGAGCGCCGAGCGATCGATCAGTTGGATATCGCATCAAAAACCCGTCCCCCGTTGTAAATACGCCATCCGCATCAGGTGAGTGACCATCCATAAACGCATGGCTTGGCCTTGTGTCCCCATCATTTGCCGCGTCCCACGTTTCGACAACCTGATCCTTTCGCAGTTTGCCCGTGTCGTATAGTTGCTGCATCCCCTCGTCCTGCGCGTCGTGCAGGGATCCATTCAATTCCGTTCTGGCAATAGTCTCACCGCGAAGCCTCAGCAGATTGTCGGAATATCGGCCAACCAGCTTTCGAGCCAAGTCAGCCGGCACCGGCTTTCCCTGCCGAATGTAGCTGTTGATCAGGGTTGTCTCGCGGGTCGTTACGCCAGCCCGCGCTGTAAATGCCCGCATCTGAGTGACGTCGCCGCTGCGCAGTTGGGTCATTGCGTTGCGTGTTGCTTCGATGCCCCCGTCTGTAAGCCCGATCAGCCCGCCTTCCCTGCGGCCCGTGGCGCGGTTCACCCGACCAACGATGTCGAGCGCCGTTGCGCGAGGCCCGCGCCCTGCAGCCATATCCAATTCCAAGACGCTCCGAATGGCCTTGCGTGTTGGTTCAATTATGTCCCCCGTAATCAGCCTTGCGCTTTGATCTCTGAGGAACCGTTCGGCGCGTGGGTTGCGGACGTTAAACCGGACAACCACGCGCCCACTGGAAAAGGGTCTGGTAACGTCGGCAGCCCAGCCAGTGACCGGATACCCCCTTCGATATACGCGGCACGCAGCGCGTCATCTAACGGTTGGAAAAACGAGGCGTCGAGGTTGATTGCAGCCAGCGCACCGGCGACATCTTTGCGTTTAATGGCTGCGATTAAAACGGCCATTTGGGCTTCGCTTTTGATATCGTTTATCGCAACCAGAAAGGCCTTGCGCACCGATGGCACGAGCTCATCGAGCGCCTTCAGAATATCGTATGACATCAGACCTCCAAAAAGACGGTGTAAAGAATGTTTGTGCCGCCAGTATTGAGCACCTTCACGACATCGATCACGTAATCAACGGCGTCGACTGTGATCAAATCCTTCTTTGCGGGAGCCGTCGCAACGCCACCTTCGATCAGAAGCTTGCGCGACGTCGTTCCGGTCAAAGTGCCGTCTTTGTCCCGATTGACGATATTGAGATCCACCGCGGTCATCGGGGTTTCGGGATAGGTGTAGGTCGGGGCGGAATTCGATCCGCCCTTAACCTTTTGCTTCAGAGTAACCGGCTTGCCGAACTTTGCGATCAGACGCTTGGCCGTCGCGACAGATGGGTCGTAATCGAAAGTGGCCATGATCAGTTTCCATCCTCTGTATTCGGGGCATCAGGGCTTTCCCCTACACCAACCATCATCGGGAAAGGGTTATCGGGCCCAAGGATCTCGACGTAAATGCTCGACCCCTCATTGAGCAGGGCAAGCTCATCTGGTGTTGGCTGCCAAGCCGTTGTCATTGATTTCACCCTGCCGCTTACTGGGCAGCTTACGATCCTGTCACGAACCGGCAGCCCAAGGTATCCCTGAGCCTTGCCGCAGATGCGTGTGAATCCTGCGATCCGCATACTCATCATGGCTGCAACTCCAACGCATCACGCTTCAAAGTGACCGGATAAAAAACGCCGCCCTCTGGACGCATCATGCACATGAAGCTTGGGCTGCCCGACTGATAGACTTTGACCAAGACCTGCCCTTTGTACTGGCCCTCGAATTGGCGGTGAGTTGTCACCTCACTTTCGCCATAAGAAAATGAAGCATTAACGCCGCAATCCAGCATCAGCTGCACGGCGGACTTGATTGCAAAGCGCTCTTGATCACGGGTCATGTCTGCAACCTCGGCAGCGCCATAAGCTGCATGCACTGATCAACGGTGAAGCCAGCATTCCGATAGGCGGTGAATTGCACAAATCTGACCTTCGCGTAGAAGTCGGCTTCGCTTTTTACTGCTGGTAAATGCTCTTCAAAAATCAGACCCACCCTTTGAGCTGCACTGCATGCACTCAAGATTTGGTCAGCTTTCATAACGTCTCTCCCTTCGTGGTTTCGATTATTTCCAGTTCCAAGCAGGTTTAGCGCTTGGCTGGGATCCGTTCAGAATTGGCGCAAGTATCCCGTCGACGGATCCATATTTGGCCTCGTTTTGAACGCCGTCAGCATATTTGATAGTTTCGGTGATCACATCGATCTTTGTGGTCTGTTCGAGGATCCGGCCATCAATGGTCTGATCGACAGACAGGGCGGCAGACACGGCGCGGGCTGAAAGCTCACAGGTTGCCTGTACCAATTCGGGCGGCATGCTCGGCAGAGGGAAGCCCTCATCGTCCAGCGCAAAGTTGCGCGGCCAGAGAAGCCCTTGAATGTATCCACTCCGCTTGCCCCTGTAATAAGGCCCGCTGGTGGCATCTAGGTACGATGTGGCCTCACGGGTCCCTCCGTCCCTGACTTCGCTTGTTGCGGCCTCCCAGATCGCCGCAAACGGGCTATGGGGTCGATCAGCCCAGTATTGCGTGATGACGGCTTGTGACGCATAGGCATCTGCGCCAGCAACGCCGGTTCCATTTTCAACGATTAAAGGCATTCTTCATCTCCATCTTATTTTGCATCGGCGCAATGCAACCTGTTAATCAATACCAATTCGGTATTTTTGGAAAAACGTCAAAGTCGGGGTTCCAGAGGTAACTGTGGCGGTTGATTGAATAAACCACCAACCAAAGAAAGTTGCGTTTAGTAAACGAGGGTTAAGCACGTAATCCTCCAGCGGGGCTCCCGCTCTCGCCAATGTCATGTTGGCGTAGTTCCCTTGGCCATATTGCATGGCGAATTGGCCGTTGCTGAATCGGTACAGTCGATGACCGGCAAGTGTAGTTGAGCCCAGTTCCGTGATGGTCCCCGCGTTGTCCCAAGACTTAACTAGGTCTGTCTGGTTTTGGGCCGCAATATCTACACGCTCCAGCAGGTCATATTCGGCGTTTGAAACTGCGTCGAAGTTCTTGATGTTGGGGTTGTGAATGTCCCCCGTCCCACCGTACTCCATACTGCTTCCCGCGCCCGCATCAAAACCGAGACCGTCAGTCCTGCCTGTTATGTCCTGCCCCTTTCTAAGAGACACACCTGCAGCCTTCACAAACTCGTACAAATCCCTAATGCTGTTCGAGTAGTGCCCGATTGGGTTGGCAAGGTACTCAAAGCCAATGATATTTCCTGAAACAGTGTTTACAGATATGCGAATTGTGAACATCTTGCGCGACCAATCCTGTCTGGTCGGAATGGTCGTTTGCTGCTGCAAATTACTTGCACTGTCTATGTAAACGTAAACAGAGGTCGCGCCCGCTGCCACCGTGATGCCTGTTTCGCCCGCGTAGTCTATTGGAAAATATCCAAGGTCACTGGCTATTTCACCCTTAATTGCCGATTGTGAAAATGTAGTACCGCCAATGGTTACGGAAGAATTGTAAGTGGTTGTGTAGCCCGTACCGCGTGCCTTCAACAAAGCGGCGTCTGTCTTGTCTACATAGGACTGAAGGTTGGTGGTGTCAGCAACTACAAGGCTCGTATCGTTAAGCGTCATGTTTTCGATGTCGAGAGTTGGCGTTGCGCCACTGACTAGGCTTTGGTCGAGGGCCTTGACGTCCGCAATAGATGCCAACTCTGAATCCATCAACGCGCCAGCAGCTTCAACTGTGGTAGCGTTTGTTATCGTGGCACCATCTTGAACGTTTAGCGCATTCAATAGAGAGCTTTTGGATATGGAACCCGTTAGCCCTACAACGGCTTGAACAGCATCCGTTTGATCGTGCTTAGACCAGTTCCCTGCGAATGTGGAAGTGGACGCGCCGTCTGTCAGCGCAACGATGTTGTCGCCGACTGTGAATTCTACACCATCCACGGTTCCGGTGACTGAAACGAAATAGAACCAACCCGTTTGCGCCGATCCTGAACTTGGAAAGCTACCCGATGACGCATCCCAATCGCCTTTGTAAACCATGCCGCTGGCAAGGGCGGCGATGTCTGTTTCCATCTGATCAAGGTCGACCGCTTGCGAAACAGTGACATATCCCAGCTTGGTTTCTTCATCAGTGGTGTAGCTGGCCGTCGTGTTGGCCAAGACAGTCGCGTAAGCCTGCACCGATGATCCGATGTCCGCGTCCTGCAGGGCGCTATCAGCAAGCCCGCCCTGTGCGCTCGACGCAACGCCGGAAAGCCCCGATCCGTCTCCATCCGGCGCCAGTCCACCAATGTTTGCCAATGAAGTTGGCCCCGAAGCCACGTCAGATAAATCGTTGGACGCAATTAGCGCACCATCAACACTGCTTGGAGGACCCTGAATGCCCACCATTGAAACAGTGATCACAGCGGGTGCGGGTGACGTGACAATGATTGTATTACTGGACATTTACCAAAACCCTCTCACTTGACAGGCTGCTGCTGTCTGTAAGCAAAACCTGCACTCGCAAAAAATAAGCACCAATCGCAATCGGTGTTGTGCCTTCAATAAACACTTGCGCCAGCCCGTTGGCTGCGTCCGTTATTGTCATCGTGCACCTACCTTCAAGCCCGCCAGTTTCTTCCAAGATTACGGGTGTTGTGATCGCGAGCGCCGCAGGCGGAGTGGCCCCGTCTGTAAACGCAAATTGAATTGTTAAATCTGACCCGCTTGTCGCCGGAACATTTTCATACATTTTTCATAACCCCACCGGATTGAATATCAGACATTTGAGGTCAAATCCCTCGTGTGATTTCGCGCTCGACATAGACCTTGCCTTCGATTGCACGGGTCGCGGCGTTGCCGTTGATCAGCTTTAGGTCGTAAAGGAATTCGACAAAGCGATCTGCGCGGTATGCTCGATCTCCAAAGACCAGCAGCTCAGACAGATCGTCCAGCAGCTTGGCGGTCTCAACTGCGGACATATCAATCGTCACAGTGCCGTTGGCCGCGAGAGTGATTGTGCCCTCAACGTCGCCGCCTGTTGACGTCAGGTAGGCTTCTGTCGTGGCTGAAAAGTCGGCCCGTATCGCGAGCCGACCTTCATAAGCAGAGACGTCAATCGCCACCCCGTCCGCATCCTTGTGGATGAACGAGAATTGAAACGTCTCACCCTGACGAATGTTTAGGTTCTGGCGGAGTGACATCAGGCAGCACCCTCAGCAATAAATGCAGCAATGGCTTCAGATGCAGCGGGCTTGTTTGGATACTCGAAGCCGGTAAGCGATGTGGCCAGAGCGTGAATATCCTTGGCGGAAAGTTCTTCCCAATCTTCAGGGATATCCGGAACGGTCTGAGCAGCCTCAAAATCTTCCTTAAAGCCTTCAGGGACATTGGTGCCTGCATTGGCACCTACCAAATTGGCCGCGTTTTCAGGTGCCGCACCGGCGTCCTTGTTCGAAAGCGGTTCGCTGGGGTCTTCGCGCTGCAGGTCGGGGTCAGAAACGTAGCCCTCGGATGAAAGGCCAGCGACGTACTCTGTGGGGATATCGACAACGGTTCCCACGTAGGCAGTCTTGTTCTGGACATCTAGGCCGTCCGAATACTCGAACTCTTTTTCGATAAAGCATTTCATTTTGGATCTCCGGTTTGAAAAAAGCCGTGAGCGGTAAGGCCCACGGCTAAGTTGAGGTGCAGTCTAAGGCTGACTTAAGCCGGTGGGTTGGTGGTTGGGCGGGTATGCGGTGCGCCCAGAACACAAAGTACAGCCATCGGCGCGGCGGAAGCGTTCGCCACGACGTTGGTGATTTCGATGCTGATGTAGCGCTTGCCGCCAACGTAACCGATCTTCTTGGTGATGCTGTCATCTGAGAAGTCAAAGGCCATCAACGCCTCGGTGCCGATCAGGAAAGTGTCAGCGACCGCTGTGTGCTCGGTCTGTGTGTCGGTGTCGCCGTCTTTGACTTCTACGGTCCACGTTGCGTCAGCATCAACGAGAACGCCTGTCTGCAAAACAAAGGTGGCGGACTCGTAGCCTTTGGTGTCGATTGAACCGCTTTTTTGGGCGGTGCCGTCTGCAACTGCAATGGGCGCAATGGCGACCAGAGGGTTGATGTCGTTCATGAGATCACGGGATGCCATGTCTGTTCTCCTTTCGGGAGCTAAATGAAAAAAGGACGGGACCGAAGCCCCGCCCAATTAGCGTTTCAAGTTATGCGGTCAATTTATGCCTGACAGCGCAATTTCTTGAGGGCTTCAGGAAGAATGACCTTACCAGCAACACGCTTGCGCATGATGTAGCGGATCTTGCCGGAGGTGGCCTGAGTGAACGGGTCACGCAGCATTTCCATCGCAAGGCGGTCAATCCAAGTATAGGCGCGGCGCATGTCACCGTAGGCGATCGGGAAAGCACCGGCGCCTTGGTTAACCATGTCTGCCATTTCGACATATGGGTCGCCGTCAATTGAGTTTGGACGACCCTGCGCGAGACCAGCCTGCCAGATGTACTGACCTTGGCTGTCCTTCAGGCGGCGAACCTTGCCCATCGTGTTGCGGTTCATCAGGAATGTCGCATTCACCGCGTAAGCAGACTTGAGCGAATACTTCATGTCGAGGATACCGTCAGCCTGACCGTTTGCATCCGCAATAGTGGCAGCAGATCCAGAGTTGGAGATAGCTACGTCACTGTTCTGCATGTAGCCTTCAGGCTTGCCCACGCCGCTGCCGTTGACGAACGCCGCACCTTCAGCAAGCGCAAACTGTTCTGCCGATTCCATTTCGATTTCTTGCGGAATGTTGAAAACAGTGTCTTCAAGCATCTGGTTGGTGATGTCGATCAGCGCATAGAATTCGTGCGTATTGATCTCTTCAACGCCGTAGGTCAGGCCCTCAGTTTCGCTTTTGGTGCCTTGCTCAGCAACCCACTGCGCAGCGAACTGGCCGGTGCGCTTTGGAATTTCAACAGCCCGCAAGCCGGTCTGGCGAACACGAGCCAAGCTGCGCACAGGGCTGATTTCGATCACGGCCTTGATGATGTCACGGACCATTTCAATAGGCGCCAGATAGCCGCCTTCAGTGTTGGTGCTGATGTTCAGCGCCTTGTACTCAAGAACAGCATCAGCCAAAGCTTTCTGCTGCTCAGTAGACAGGTTTTGATCGCCGCGCTGGGCAGCGTTCACAACGGCATGGGCCCAGTCATTGCGCTTGAGCATCTTTGCGTCTTTGGTCTCAGGCTCAGAAGATTGGGTGCGATTCAAGATCGTTTCGATCCCGCCCATCTGCTTTTCCATATCGACCAGCGCTTGCTTCGTGCCTTCGAGCTGGGTCAGCTTTTGGTTCATGCCTTCAAAGCCGTCGAGTGTGCGCTCAATTTTGCTGAGCTTATCGTTTGTCACGACGTCATCGAATTTGCTTTCGATACCGGACAGGCGAGCATCGTTGGTCTTTTGGAACTCACCCCAAGCCCCCATGAATTCACCGATGGCCTTTTTGTCGAGGTCTTCAAGGTTGTTGCCCTTGTCCTCTTTGGTTTCAATGCGACGCGCTTGTGCGGGAGCGCCAGCCATATGGGCTGAGAATTTAGTACGAGACATGATGTCCCTCCTTTTTTGAAAAGATCAGGTGCGCAGAAGTGCGGTTGCCTGTTGGAGCATCTGGGAGAACCCAGCCTTGTCATCATCCACAGTTCCGGCATCCCGCGCGGTCGTGTTCAATGATTTGTAGCCGCCAGCGATAATCGCCTTGGCCTCTTGAGCGCTAAACCCAGCATCCCGCGTGAGGTAGCGTTCAAATTCTCTTTCAGTCGGAAGGCGACCATCATGCTTTACCAGCGTGATGCCTGCCGTCTGTTCCATTGGGAACGTGACAACTGAGATTTCCATGAGATCAACAGCGTGGAGCTTTCGAACGCCCGTGTTGACGTCATTCTCGTAACGTTTTGTGCGGTATCCTATGGAAAGACCGTCAATGGCTTGGTTCTTTAAGAGAATGTGGACCGTCTTAGCGAGGGGTATTTCCAAAAGAAGACGGCCCTTGACGTAAAGGCCAGTGCTGTCTTCGCGCATTTCGGTGAATTTACCGATGATGTCGCGAGGTGTGTGGTGAAAGAGCATCTTAACCTTATCGGCAGGCGTTTGGCTCAGGCTCTCCTCAAAGGCGCCAGCCATCATCATATCCATGCCCTGATCAACAACGCCAAAGTGAGAAGCGTAACCCTCAAACTCGCCTTCCGCGCTGACTTCCTTCATTTCAAGTGGCAATAATCCACCGAAATTGCCTTTGAAATAAGGCCCATCAACGAGACCGTCTTTTGTTTCTGGCCGTTTAAGCATTTGTCTCATCCTCGTTTTCAAGTTCTGGGTCGACGTCCAGTAAGTCATCGTCGGGCTCAGGCTCATCCTCAACCATGCCCAGCGCCGCCTCTACGACTTGCGCTTCAGTCATAGTCGGATCGAAGAGGCCGACGCTTTTCATGTAGCGCAGCAGCGGGGTCATTCCGGCTATAGGGACCGAAGCGACCAGAGCGGCAAGAACAGGCGCATTGATAGTCCTGAGCGAGTTCACGTCGCGGGGCCCGTATTGCAGCGCCTCGCGAACCTCTTCAACGTCCAAGATGCCCTTTTCGAGCAGGTCGGTGTAAGTCTTGCGCCGGATCTCACGCCGCGGCTCAAGTGATGGTATGCTGTCCATGTCAACGGAAAGCGTGAGGCCGTCGCCAAACAGCGGCACAAGCCAAACGTTTAACTCATCGACAACCGTAGAGATCAGCGGCAGGACTGTTTCTTCGTACAGCTCAAGCTTGGCCTCTTTGATGTTATTGAAGGTGGCCGCGCCCTTAACGATCAGAACGTGAGGGACGCCCCATGCAACGCAGATATCGCGTGCCGAATCCTGTTTGCCCTCGTTGAAATCCATGTCCTTTGGTGACAGGCCCATTTCCTCCCACTTGACGTTGCCGCCAAGAACCATCGGCGTGCCCGCATTGCTCGGCCCGCCGTGGCGCTTTTTCAATTCCCGCTCGGCTTTCTCGATGATCTCAGGTGGCGCGGCAATGTTCTGGCCATCGGAAGAAACCGTTTCAAACACCAAGGCGCCTGAAGGCCGCGCCCCGTTGTCGAGCAATGCCTTATTGTGGGCTGCGGCTGCATTGTTGCGATCAATGCCCGTGTGCGCTGGCTCAACGCGGCTGAGGCCGTACCAGTCATCCAGCGGGTGGAATTCGCGAAGGTGCAGAATGTCGCTTTGACCAGTCAGCACGTCGACCGGCCAGTCGATATCCCTGCCTGCCAAGCTCCATCGATAGGCCGATGGCGTGCCAAACTTGCCAGCGATGACTTGCATGCGATCTGGACGCTTCACCCAAAGCTCAGTTGGCGGCTTGTTGTTTGGCCCGACCTTCTCGATGTAGCTGTTTCCGGCCAGCATTAGGTACGTGTAAACGCTCTCCAAAAAGAACGCTTTGCCCGAGGCTGGCGATGGACGAGCCAACAAATCCAGCAGCGGGTGAGTCTCAACTTCTTTTCCGGCCGCATCGTGCAAGAGCCATCTTGGATACGACGCACACTGAGCGATCATCTTGGCGCAACGGTATCCGATCGCGTTTAACTGATACGCCTCAAGAGCAAAGTTTGCATAATCCCGCTCGGTCCAGACAGGCCGCCCAACGCCGTAAGGCATGAGGAGCGATCCTGCCGCTGAAGCTTTGGTCTCAAGGCCGGATCCAGTTTTCGCCTCAGTATTGGCTCCGGACACAAACCATGTGCTTGGCTTTAGAAGGCTCATTTAATCATCCCCGCCAACGTACCAAGTGACCTTTTTGGTGTTGACCAATTCCATGAACGCGCGTGAGAGAGCGTCAACTTGGTCTTTGAATTTGCCGCTTGGGAACAGTTCGAGTTCATCCAGAAATTCCTTGTTCCATTCGCCTT